GATCTCGGCTGCCTGTTTTCTTTCTCTCGGCCGATTTACCGGTCACGCTGGGTGATTGCCCGGTGGGGTTTGGTGCTGGGAGGGGTTCCGATTGACGTTCCGGGAACGTATCGGACATTTGTCGGCGTGAGTGTGTTGCGTGAGGGAGTGATGGTCAGCTATGCCGGAGCCGGAGCGGGTGGTGGGGCCGGTGGAGGCGGCGGTGGGTGCCGATTTGGCGGGTTTGGAGTTGTCGGGTGGGGTGCGCCGGTCGTTGGCGGAGTTGGCGCGGTTTTTGGCGCGGCAGGTGGATGCCCGGGGGGAGGGCGCGGGGCCGACGACTGCGGCGGCGTTGGGTCGGGAGTTGCGGGGGACGTTGGAGGCGTTGGTGAGGAGGGACGGCGATGGGCGGCGGGGTGACATTGACGAGATCGTTGCGGCTCTTTCCGCCGCCCGCGTGGGGTACTCCGCGCAGTCTGGAGCGGGAGACGCTGGGCCCGGAGGTGGGGGCGTTGGCGGGGCTGCTGCCGGCGCGGCCGGGGGCGCGGAGCCGGCTGGTGCTGCTGCCGCATCAGCAGCACATCGCTGACGTGGCGTTGGAGCTCGATCCGGTGACCGGCCAGCTCGTGTTCGACGAGGTGATCGTGGTCGGGCCGCGGCAGGTGATGGGGAAGACGGCGTTGGGGCTGCCGGTGATGGTGCACCGGGCGTTGGCGTTTCCGGGGCGGGACCCGGACGGGGCGCCGCAGCGGATTCTGTACACGGCGCAGACGGCGGATGAGGCGCGGAAGAAGTGGCATGACCATCATCTGGAGGCGCTGCGGCGTTCGAGTCTGCGGTCGCTGTTCACGGTCCGGGAGCGGCTGAACTTTGAGGCGATCTTGTGGAACAACAGCTCGGCCCATTCGCCGGTGTCGGCGACCGGGCAGACGGGTGGGACGGGGGATCAGACGGATCTGGGTTGGGTGGATGAGGCCTGGTCGCATGCCGATAGCCGGATTGAGCAGGCGCTGCAGCCGACGATGTTGACCCGCTGGGAGCCGCAGATGTGGATTGTGTCGATGGTGCCGGGTCCGAAGCGGCTGCGGGCGCACCGGGCGGGGTTTCTGCGTGCTAAGCAGGCGGCGGGTAGGGCGGCGGTGGAGGCGGGGGTGCGGTCGGGTACGGCCTACTTCGAGTGGTCGGCGCCGCTGCTGGCCGGCGACGGGTCGACCAGCCGGCCGGGGGATCCGGAGACGTGGTATGCGTGCATGCCGGGGTTGTGCCCGGTGGGGCCGCCGTGCCGCTGCGCCGCGGCGGGCGCCGGCTGGCGGCATACGACGTTCCGGCCGTCGGTGGCCCGGGATTTTCGGAAGATGGCTTTGGTGGATTTCTGCGCCGAGTATCTGGGCTGGTGGGAGGACGAGTCGACGGCGGGCTGGGCGGTGATCTCGGAGGCGGAGTGGGAGGCGGCCCGGCGGGGCGGGGAGCAGATGTCGGGGCGGGTGGCGTTGGGGGTGTGGGTGCCGCCGGACCGGTCGTGGACGTGTATCGCGGCGGCGGGGCCGCGCCGGTCGCGGGGGAAGCTGGTGGAGATCACCGGCAGCCGGGGGCGGAACGAGTTCGACTGCCGGCGGGGCACCGGCTGGGTGCTGCCCCGGTTGAAGGATTTGGACGCCCGGCAGACGCCGCTGGTGATTGTGACGAATGACCGGGCGTTGAAGGATCAGGCGGAGCTGGCCGGGCTGGTGGCGGTGCATCGGGCGCAGCCGGGGGATGTGGCCTCGGCCTCGGCGATGCTGTTCGACGGGGTGGCGGGGGCGGATGCGGCGGGGCGGGATGTGTTCCATCTGGGGCAGCCGGAGCTGGCGGGAGCCGTGCAGTGGGCGGTGAAGCGGACGCAGGGGCAGGGGTGGGTGTGGGATCAGGCGAAGCCGGATCAGGATGTGTCGCCGGTGGGTGCGGTGTCGTTGGCGTTGTGGGGGCTGTCGACGCCGCGGGTGCATGTTGAGCGTCCGGTGCCGGCTGGCCGGCCGAGGGTGAGGTGGATGGGATGAGCGAGGCTGAGCGAATGAGCGTGGACGGCGCCGAGACCATGACGCTGGGTTCCCTGATTCGGCACCGGTATCAGACAGGCGAGTTCGGGGATTGTCACCTGCGCATGAGCCAGGCCACGTCTGACGGGTTGCGACGTGGCTACCCGGTGCCGCCGCACCTGACCGACCTGGCATGCCGGGTGGTGATGGAGCTGATGGGGTTCCGGGTGGTGGTGGACGCGACCGTGCCGGAGGGCGAGTGGCGGCTGGTCGCCAACCGCCATCCGCAGCCGGTGCGGCTCGCCGGGCGGGTGTGAGCGGCGTGGCCGACGATGTGACCCGGGGGCTGGCGGGGGTGGCGGCGGCGGGGGTGCGGCTGGCGGGGCGGGCGGCGGCTGTCGGGGTGGCGCGGTGGCGGGCCCGGTCGGAGGGGGCGCTGGCCGGCGGTATCCGGCTGGCGTTGGACGGGGTGGGGCTGGTGTTGTTGTCGGTGGCGGGGGGGTTGGTGGCGGCGCCGTTGGGGGTGGCGGTGGCTGGGGTGGGGTGTCTGGTGATGAGCTGGAGGTTGAGCGTCGAATGACAACACCGACCGGATACCTGGTGCGCCCGGCTGACATCCGGCAGCTTGCCTACCTGGCTTCTGGCGAAGCGTGGCTGTGGGACGAGTTGGCCCGGTACACCTACCGCCCAGGGTGGGTGTTGACCGTGGAGTGGTCCGGACTCGTCTTCGACCCGCCGACGTTGGTCGTGCGCTACACCGCTCCCGACAGCAACGACCCGGCCCGGGACCTGTCGTTGGTGTTCCGGTCGGTAATCCCACCCGAGGTGACAGAGTGCCGGAACTCGGGGGACTTCGGGGGTTGGCTCGCCCACATGCTGCGGCTGGTTGAGGAGCATGAGTTGCGAGAGTGGTTACGCCGGGATGGTGTGCGGGTGTCCGACCCGCACACCGACGGGTGTGGCCGAAGAACCGTAGGCTGAGCAGCCGACAAGCCTACGATCCGTAGGCGCGGTGTTATGCTGCGGCCGTGAAGTCGCTGCTGTCCGGGGTTGGCGGGCTGCTCAACCGGGCACCCGTCCCGTACAGCAGCCGCGCCGGCATCAACCTGGCCACCCTCAACCGCAACGACGCCACCGCCCAGATGCGGGCCATGACCACCGTCGGCACCCTGTTCGCGATCGTGTCCCGGCTGGCCGAGTCCACCGCCGAGGTTGTCTGGCACCTGTGGCGCACCGCCGCCAGCGGCCGCAAAGAGGACCGGACCATGGTCACCCGGCACGCCGCGTTGGACCTGTGGAACCGGCCCAACCCGTTCATGCACCGGCGCCTGTTCGTGGAGGCCACCCAGCAGCACATCGACCTCACCGGCGAAGGCCCGTGGGTGGTCTACTACAGCCCCCGGTCGGATATCCCGCTGGAGCTGTGGCCGGTGCGGCCGGACCGGATGGATCCGGTGCCGGACCCGGAGGAGTTCCTGTCCGGGTGGGTGTACCGGGGCCCGGCCGGCGAGCGGGTGCCGCTCGGTGTCCGGGAAGTGATCCACGTCAAGATGCCCAACCCGCTCGACCCGTACCGCGGGCTGGGGCCGGTGCGGGCGATGCTGACCGACCTCGACTCGGCCCGTTACGGGGCGGAGTGGAACCGGAACTTTTTCGTCAACGGCGCCGAGCCCGGGGGGATCATCGAGGTCCCCGAGAACCTGTCGGATGACGAGTTCAACCAGATGACCGAGCGGTGGGCCGAGCAGCACCAGGGGGTTGCCAACGCCCACCGGGTGGCCGTGCTCGAACGCGGCAAGTGGGTCGAGCGAAAGTTCAGCATGCGGGACATGCAGTTCATCGAGCTGCGGAACATCAGCCGGGAGCAGATCCGGGAGGCGTACGGCTTCCCCAAGGGCATGTTGGGCAGCGTCGATGACGTGAACCGGGCCAACGCCGAGGCCGGCGAGGTGATGTACGCCCGGTGGCTGGTGCAGCCACGCTGTGAGCGGCTGAAGGACGTGCTCAACTTTCAGCTGCTGCCGCTGTTCGGGGAGACCGTGCGGGGGCTGGAGTTCGACTACGAGACGCCGGTGCCGCAGTCGGTGGAGCAGCAAGCTTCCGAGCGGACGAGCAGGGCGAACGCGGCGAAGGCGCTGGCCGAGGCCGGCTGGGATCACGATGACGTGGCGGAGGCGATGGGCCTGCCGGCGATGCGGGTGCGGAAGATAACCCCGCCGTCGCCGGCCGTCCCGGTAGATCCGGAGCGGGAGCTGGTGGGCGCCGGTGTAGGGGGTGGCGGCGGTGGCGAGTAGGCGTGGGGTGTCGCCGGAGCTGTCCCGTATCCGTTCGGAGGCCGGGCGGCGGGGTGCGGCCGCCCGCTGGGGACATGGCAACCAGCCACCCGGCGATGGCAACCAGCAGCGCAGACGCGGCGTGCACCGGCGGCGGCTGGACGACTACGCCGCGCGGGTGGTGGAGCGGGCCGCCGCCGCGCGGCTGACCCCCTCCGACCTGCGGCGGGTGAAGCTGCGCTGGTACGAGATCACCGACCAGGCCGACGACGTGGCGAAGGTGTGGGTGTACGAGGAGGTCGGCGGCACGTTCGGGGTCGACGCCGCGACGTTCGCGGAGGAGCTGGAGGAGATCACCGCGGCGACAATCGAGCTGAGGATCAACTCCCCAGGTGGGGCGCTGTTCGACGGGATCGCCATCTACAACTCGCTGGTCAACCATCCGGCGCGGGTGGTCGCCTACGTCGACTCGGTGGCGGCCAGCATCGCCAGCGTGATCGCGATGGCCGGTGACGAGGTGGTGATGATGCCGGGCTCGCAGATGATGATCCACGACGCGCTGGGCATCGAGATGGGCAACGCGGCCGACATGCAGCGGATGTCGATCTTTCTCGATCGGCAGTCGGACAACATCGCCGACATCTACCGGATGCGCGCCGGCGGTGAGGCCGCCGAGTGGCGCGAGTTGATGCTGGCCGAGACGTGGATGTTCGGCCGGGAGGCGGTCGATCTGGGGCTGGCCGACCGGGTGGAGGAACGCCGGCCGGACGAGGGCGAGGACGAGGACGAGGACGAGGAGCTGCGGGACCTGATGAGCCGCACCTTCAACGTCGCCGGCCGGTACCGGTACGCCGGCCGGGCGGCCGCACCGCCGCCGTCCAACCGGGCGCCCAGTGCGCCGCCGGAGCCCCACCCGCCGCCCGCCGCCAGCCCGCCGGCGGCGCCCGCCGCGGAGCCGGCCGGCGACAGCCCGTTCGAGTTCGACCCCGGCCTGTTCCGGCTGCTGGTCTCCACCGTGGCCGGAAACATGCCCGCACCACCCGACAACGAGCCGGCCCCACCGGAGCCGGCCCCGTTCCAATTCGACCCGGAAAGGTTCCGGCGAAGCGTGATGGAGGCGCTCACATGACCACTGGCACAGCGGCTCCGCCGCGTAAGGACCCGGACCTCGACATCGTCATCCCGGAGACGCCGGCCGAGCTGGAGGACCTGCTCCAGGACACCACGAAGATGAAGGCGATCTTCGCGAACAAGGACAAGTTCGGCGACCTGATCTCCGCCTACGCCAAGACGGTGCTGGACAAGGACCAGGCGATCGCCACCCAGGTGCGGGAGGAGGTGCAGCGGGTCACCGCCCAGTTCCTGAAGGACAACGAGGCGGCGAACATCAAGCGGGTCAATCTCGACATCAACGCGCCGTCCATGAGCCTGGCCGCCCAGAAGGCCGGGATCTACAACAAGAAGGCGATGGGTGCGACGCTCGACACCGAGTTCGACGGGTCGGCCGACTTCGCCCGGTCGATCTGGCACCGCACCGACCGGGACGCCAGGATGCAGGCGAAGCTGGCCCGGGTTCGCAACGCGTTCTCCTCCACGGTGCCGTCCGAGGGTGGGTTCCTGGTGCCGGAGGCGCTGCGGGCCGAGCTGCTGCGGGTCTCGCTGGAGAGCTCGATTGTGCGGCCGCGGGCGCGGGTGGTTCCGATGGAAACCCTGCGCGTCCCCTACCCGATGATCGACTCCACCAGCAACGTGTCCTCCACGCACGGCGGGATCGTCACCTACTGGACGGAGGAGGGTGGCACCCTGCAGCGGTCCGCCGCGAAGTTCGGCCGGATCGTGCTGGACGCGAAGAAGCTCACCGCCTACGCGGTGGTGCCGAACGAGCTGATCGCCGACTCCGCCATCTCCTTCCAGCAGTTCATCGACGACGTGTTCCCCGAGGCGATCGCGTTCGGGGAGGACGGGGCCTACTTCGACGGCAGCGGGGTTGGTGAGCCGCTGGGGTTCATGGACGCCGCGGCGATGGTGGCGATCGCCGCCGAGGCCGGGCAGCCGGCCGACACGATCGTGTGGGAGAACCTGGTCAAGGCGTTCGCGCGGATGCTGCCGACCAGCCTGACCCGGGCGGTGTGGATCGTCGCCCCGAACACGTTCCCCGAGCTGGCGACCATGGCCCTGAGTGTGGGGACCGGCGGCAGCGCGGTGTGGCTGAACAACGGGGCCGCGGGCCCACCGATGACGATTCTCGGCCGGCCGGTGATCATCTCCGAGAAGGCGCGCACGCTCGGGGATGCGGGGGACGTGAACTTCGTGGACCTGGCCTACTACCTGATCGGCGACCGGCAGGTCATGTCCGCCCAGTCGAGCGATCACAAGGAGTTCGACACCGACTCGACCGCGTTCCGGTTCATCCAGCGGGTAGACGGTCGGCCGTGGCTCCAGTCGCCGATCACCCCCCGCAACAACTCCAGCGACACCCTGTCCGCGTACGTGCAGCTGGGCGCGCGGTAGGACGTTCCACCACCCGGCGGGCATTGACACCCCCGCCGGGTGGCCCAAAGGGGCAGGAGATCACCTCAAGCCCCCCGAGTAGGAAGGCACCAACATGAAGGGACTGGGACGGCTGTTCAACGTCATCCCGACCGCCGACACCGTGCGGATCAACCTCGAGGACGCGGCCGCGGTGACGTTCGTGTGCACCGGGGACGAGGCGTACACCCTGCAGGAAGCGCAGACCCTCGCCGGCGCCGGGCAGGATCTGGACGTGGTTGACCGGTTCTACAAGGGCGCCGCGGTGGGTGTCGGCACCTGGACGCTGGTGGAGCAGACCGCCGACGCGGTGGTCGACCCGAACGGTGTCGCGGTGGCCATCTTCACCGTGGACGCCGTGTCGCTGTCGGACGGCTACAAGTACGTGGATGTCACCGCTGCGTCGACCGGGCTGGTGACCGCGATCGTTCACGACCTGGTCGTGCAGCGCGACCCGGCGAACCTGCCCGCGCTGAGTGTCTGAGGGGACTGATCTACGTGACTGTGCTGATTCAGGGTTCGCAGCTTCGGACGCTGCTGCTTGGGGTGCTGGTGTACAAGCCGCCGGTGGACACCGCCAACGGCACCACCGACCTGTTCGCTATCACCAGCGGCCGGGTGGTGGTCACTTCACTGCTAGGGCGGGTGACGACCGCGTTCGGGTCGACCACCTCGAACGCGAAGCTGGTGTACGACCCGACCGCGGCCGGCTCCAGCTTCGACCTGTGCACGGTGGTCGACGTGGCGTCCGACGCGATCGGGCAGACCTACACCATCGCCGGTGACGTGGGGACCCCGGGGGCGCTGCTGGTGGCCGGTGCTGTCGGCCAGGCGAACGCCGTGTTCGCGAAGCCGCTGGTGTTGGCGGCGGGGATGATCGAGCTGAACTTGTCCGCCGACCCGGGGGTGGGCGCGTCCGACTGGACGCTGACCTACATTCCGCTGGATGACGGCGCTTCTGTGGCGGCGGCCTGACATGGCCAAGATCACGAAGCGGGGTGGGGCGTCGGTGCGGACCTTCCAGTCGCCGGCGCAGGTGCTGCGGCAGCGGGGGAAACTCGGCCCGTACGGCGGTGAGGCCGCCGTGGCGAAGGTGGAGACGTTCACCGTCGAGGCCGAACCCGCCCCGGCCGGTGAGCCGGAGGTGGATCTGGCGGCGGTGCGGGCGTGGGCGGCCGACAACGGGATTGTGGTGTCGCCGCGGGGCCGGGTCGCCAGGGCTGTGGTTGACCAGTATTTGGCTGCGCAGTGAACGACACAACCTCCACCCCGGAGTCCGAGCGCGTGCACGAGGTGACTGCGGAGATCAACCTGTCGTTGGCCACCGGGCAGCCCATCCCTGAGCCGGACACCGAGGAGGAAGAGGAAGACGCCGATGAGTGATGTGACGATCAGGAACGCGGCCGCCGACGGGGCCGCCGTCAACCTGGAGGCCGCCTGGTTCGCCATCCAGGACGGGGCCACCTCCGCCGACCAGGTGTCCAACGAGCGGCTGCAACCGGCCTACACCACCGCGGCATCCAGCATCGCCGCCCTCACGACCACGCTCAGCTTCACCGGCGCCGGCTCGGCCGCCGTGACCCACCTCGGGGTGTGGACCGCGGAGACCGCCGGCACCTTCCGGTTCGCGGTCGCACTGGCCGGCGACACGTCGTTCAACGCGGCCGGCGACCTCGACCTGACCGCCGCACCGATCACCGTCTCGTAGGAGGAGCCATGGCCGCTGGATTCGCTGCATTCACGACCAAGGACGAGATCAACCGGGGAGGTGGCCGGATGGTCTATGCCGGCCGGGAGTTCTTCCGGCTGGTGGCGATGATGGACGCCTTCCACGCCCCGCTGGGGTCGGCCGGGCTTCAGACCGATTACGGTTTCGATGAGGCATCCGCCGTCCTGCTCGGATCCGCGATCGGCGACTCGAAGCAGCTGATGGACATTCGCAATAGCCTGGCGACCCTAGCGGTTGCCAAGGACTTCGACTTCTTCGCGAAGCAGCTGCTCGGTCTCCGGCCGTAGCTCGGCCGAGGTGGTGCCGCGATGACGATCGTCCGTTCCCTCGACGCCGCCAGCGACATCATCTTCACCACCGGCACCGGCGGCCTGGATGGGGTCACCCACGGCACCGTGGCGGTGCTGTTCAAACCGCTGCCGCTGTATGACGGAGCGGCCCGCACCCTGTTCCGGCTGCACGACTCGGCCGGGCTCGACCTCGGCGGGATCGGCCTCAACGCATCCGATGAGGTGGTGTGGTCCGACGGGACCACCGAGTCCGCCGGGCCGGTCACCACCGCTGGTGACTGGCACGCGCTGGTCGCCCGCAAGGTCACCGGCAGCGCCACCCCGCGGTTCAGTCTGCTCAATGTCACCACCGGCATCCCGGCGCACGCCGACGGGGACGCGGCGGTCGGGAACTGGACCGCCCCGACCGGCGGCAGCATCCGGATGGCCATCGAAGGCGCGGTCGGCCCCGGCTCCTACGTGGCCGCTATGGGCGCGTGGGCGGACGAGTTGCCGTGGACTGCCGACTCGTTCGGTGACGACGACATCGAGGCGGCGCTCCTGGAGGAGCACCTCGACTACTGGCTGGCCGCCGCACCGTCGGCCGCGTGGGGCTTCGGCCAGCCCTCGGACCACAACGTCGAGGATGTCACCGGCGGCCGGGCCGACCAGATCACCTTCGGTGGCGGCGGCGCGGTCTCGGCCGCCGACCTCGACTTCCAGTACGAGGACACTGGCCTCTTCGTCTTCAGCAAGAACTTCTACCGCACCACCCAGACCGAGCCGTTCACTGGCGGCATCGTCCGGGACCTGTCCGAGACCCAGGGCACCCCGACCACGCTGACCTCGGCCAACGTGTCCGGCGGGTTCACGGAGGTCTTCCGCTTCCAGCGGGAGGTCGGCACCGCGGTCGGCAGCAGTACGATCTCCACCCAGCTCCAGGTCACCGCGGTCAGCGCGGCCACACTGAGCTACCGGTGGCGGGTCCAACGCTGGAACTCATCCGGGGTGCTCCAGGCCAGCTCGAGCTACTCCAGCGAGCAGAACACCGTCGGGATCAAGGTCCAGAGCTTCGAGTTGGCCACCACCTGGTCAGCCGGGGACATCTTGGCCGTCTCGGTCGAGCTGCGGAAGGCCTCCGGCGGCGGCTCCCGGAACATCACGATCGCAGTCAACGACCCCGACTCCTGGGCCGAGTTCGAGGTCGCGGTCTTCTCCCCCGCCCAGGTGACCGCCAACCTCCCGCTGGCCGTCGCGGTCGCCCCCACCGTCGCGACTGACCGCGTGGTCACCGCCGACATCCCGCTGACCGTGGCGCTGGCCGGCACCGTCCAGGCGCCCAGTGATACCGGGCTGATCTCCGGCACCGTCTCCGCCAACCCGGTCACCCTGTCTTGCGGGGTGGGCGAGCGGCTGATCTGCATCGCGTTCTCCCGTGGTGGCGGCACCGGCTTCGCGGTCACCCCCAACGCCGGCGGCGCGTCCTGGATCAACCGGGTGGCCGAGGCGACCCTGCCAGGTAACGACCTGGCCCGCCGCTCACTCGGTGTCGCCGAGCTGGTCCCCACCAGCGGCATCACCGACGGGCTGTTCACCGCCGCCTGGTCGGCCGATAGCACCGACGCTATCTGGCTGCGCGTCCAGGAGGGCGGGGCGTTCGGGTTTGCCGCCGCCGCGACCGCGGACTCCGACACCGGCTCCGTCACGTCCCTGGCTACCGGCGACACCGCCTCGATCCCGGCCGGTGATCTGCTGCTGCTGGCCGCCGCGGCGATCCGCGACGGCGGCGCGGCCGGCATCGGCTGGGCCGCCACCGACGTAAACCCCGGGCTGGTCGCCGGCGGCAACCTGCTGCTGGACGCCTACGCGGGCAAGGGGGCGGGCGGGAACGCCGGCGCCGGCGGCTACCTGATCCTCGACAGCCAGCCGGCCGGCGTCCGGGCGGACACGGTCAGCCTGCCTGGTGGGGACGCCGGCAAGCGGATCACCGCCGCGCTGGTCGTCTGGTCCACCGGGGTCACCGCCGCCGCCCAGGTCACCGCCAACATCCCCCTTTCGATCGCGGTGGCCGGCACCACCGAGGCCGAGCATCAGGTGACCGCCGGGGTCGAGCTCGGGGTGGCGCTGGCCGGGACCGCCACCGCTCAGCACCAAGCCACCGCCGAGGTGGACCTGACGGTCGCGCTGGCCGGCACCGTCGCCACCGACCACACCGTGGCCGCTGCCGTGCCGCTGGCCCTCGCCGTGGCGCCGGTGGTCGACGCACCGGAGGTGGGCGCCCCGGCCCAGGTAACCGCCAGCATCCCCCTCACGCTCGCCCTGACCGGCACCGCGCAGGCCACCCACCAGGTCACCACCGCCGTGCCGCTGGCTGTGGCCACCGCCGGCACCGTCCACGCCGAGCACCAGGCCACCACCACGCTCCCGCTCACGGTCACGCTCGCGCCGGTGGTCGACGCGCCGGTGCCCGGCGCGCCCAACCAAGTCACTGCCGGGATCCCACTCACACTGGCGCTGACCGGAACCACGACCACCGGCTACCAGGTGACCGCCGGCATACCACTCACGCTGGCGCTTATCCCGGCCGTGGCCACCGACCGCGCCGTCACCGTCGGAATAGTGTTGGGCCTGACGCTGGCCGCCGCCTCGGCCAGCGCCCCACCCGCCACCCCGGTCACCAGCTCGCGCCCATCCGGCTGGCAGGGTGTGCTCACCGCCCGCGAGCTGTGGACGATCATCCGCGTCGACCAGCCAGAGACCGCCTGCCCTAACGACGGGGAGCCGCTGCGCACCGGCCCCCGGGGTGTCCTGTATTGCCCATTTGATGGCTACCGGCCGGAAAGGGGATGGTGATGTCCTGGCGGCAACTGGTCGAGATCATTCGGGAGAGCACAGCGGAGGCGCAGGCCGGCGAGTTCGAACCGCCGCAGGCCTGCCCCAACGACGGGGAGCCGCTGGTACGCGACGCGTCCGGTGAGCTGCGGTGCGGCTTCGACGGGTGGACCCCCAGCGGCGGCACACCCGACGACACCTGACCACAGCCGACGGATCGTAGGCCAGCGAGGCTGGTCACCTACGATCCGTCGGCCCGCACCTATACTGGCGGCGACGGGCCTCCAGAAAGCGTGAGGGACGGGCAATGGCATCGGTGTGGTACGCGACGCGTGAGCAGCTCAAGTCCGCGTTGGACATCGCCGAGACCGCCCGCAACAACACCCAGGTCGACCGGGCGCTCGAATCCGCCTCCCGCGCCGTCGAAGGTGACCTGCACCGCCGGTTCTACCCGCTCACCGCGACCCGCACCTTCGACTGGCCGAACCGGTCCTACAGCCGCCCGTGGCGGCTGTGGCTCGATCAGCATGAGCTGATCTCCGTCACCACCCTCACCGCCGGCGGTGAGGTCATCGCCCCCGGTGACTTCCTGCTCCGCCCCGACGACGGGCCCCCGTTCACCCACATCGAGCTCGACCTGTCGTCCCGGGCCAGCTTCACCGCCGGCAGCACCCACCAGCGGGCCATCAGCATCGCCGGGGTGTTCGGGCACTCCGCCGACGAGGCCCCAGCGGGGGCGCTGGAGGCGGCGGTGGCCGGCACCACCGGCACCACCGTGGACGTGACCGACTCGGCCACGACCGGGGTGGGCACCATCCTGCGCTGCGAAACCGAGCGGATGATCGTCACCGGTCGGGGGATGCTCGACACCGGCCAGAACCTGCAGGTCGCGTTGACCGCATCCCACGCCGACACCGCTCTCACCGCCCAGGACGGCACCGGCTGCACCGTTGGTGAGGTGCTGCTGCTGGACGCGGAGCGGATGCTGCTGGTCGACATCGCCGGTGACAGCCTGATCGTGAGACGGGCGTGGGACGGGTCCGTGCTGGCCGCCCACAGCATCGGCGCGGACATCTACGCCCCGCGGCGGCTGACCGTGCAGCGGGGGGCGCTGGGCACCGCGGCCACCGCCCACCCGGACATCACCGCCCTGACCCGGCATGTGCCACCCGGGCCGATCGTCGTCTACACCCTGGCGTTGGCGATCAACACCGTGCTGCAGGAGACGGCAGGCTACGCCCGGACGATCGGCAGCGCGGAGAACGAGCAGGAGGCCGCCGGTCGGGGACTCAGGTCGGCGCGGGCGGAGGCGTGGAAAACCTATGCCCGTAAAGCACGCATGAGGGCGGTGTGAGGTGATCGACCTACAGGTGACCGCGACCGGGCCGGTGTTCGACGGCCGGGCCGCCGCCGCCGTAGACGACTTCCTGACCGACGCCGAGGACACCCTGGCCGACGCCGGTGTGAACCGGATCCGGCAGCGGCTCGGCACCGTGCTGCGCAACCCCACCGGGTACTACGCCTCCCGGATCGTCACCGAACGGGCCGGTGAGGACCGGGCCGTCACCGACTCCCGGGTTGTGTACGGCCCGTGGCTTGAGGGCACGTCCAGCCGCAACCAGGCCACCCGGTTCAAGGGCTACCGCACGTTCCGGCTGACCACCCAGCAGCTGCAGGCCGAGGCGCATGACATCGCACAGCGGGTGCTGCCGCGCTACCTGGAGCGGATGCGATGAGCACCCCGTTGCCCACCGCCTCCGAGGCCTGGATCGACTCCATCCTCGACGCGGTTGCGAGCGACGCGAAGGCGTGTGGCTGGTTCGAAGGGGTCACCGTCCACGAGCCGGTCAGCGCCCCCGTGCAGGGGCTGTGCTGCGCGATCTGGGTGCAGGCCGGCCCGGAGCCGGTGGGGCACATCTCCGGCCTGGACAAGGCCTCGGGGTTGCTGACCCTGTTTGTGCGGGTGTACACGCCGCTGACCTCCCAGCCGCGGGACGAGATCGACCCGGCGGTGGCCAAGTCGGTGTCCGCGTTGATGCGCCGCTGGCACGATAACTACGACTTCGAGTTGGACCCGCTGGTGCGCAACGTGGACCTGTACGGGATCACCGGCACCAAGCTCGGCTCCCGCGCCGGCTATGTGGAGCAATCCGGGCAGTGGTGCCGGGTGATGACCATCACCCTGCCGATCATCGTGAACGACATCTGGACCATAGGGGGGAGCTGACCGTGGCCAAGCAGAGCGGACTGGGTGCCCGGCTGTACGTCACCGGGGTCGACCTGTCCGGCGACACCGCCTCGGTGGCCACCGGCAGCCCGCGGGCGGTACGTGACCGCACCGGCATCGACAAGAGTGCGATGGAGCGGATCTACCTGCGGCGTGACGGGTCGATCTCCTACGGCGCGCATTGGAACCCGGCGGGTGCTCACGTGGTCCTGTCGGCGCTGCCCACCGCCGACCAGCCGGTGACCTACGCCCACCGGCCCACCATCGGCGTGCCGGCCGCCAGCATGGTCGGCAAGCAGATCAACTACGACGGGACCGAGGCGGCCGACGGCGGGCTCGACTTCGCCGTGAACGCGCTGGCCAACGGGTTCGGGCTGGAGTGGGGGGTGATGCTCACCGCCGGCGACGACCTGCTCGCCTCCGCCGGTGCGATCACCGGCCACGACTTCGGCGCCGCGGTCGGCACCACCGCATTCGGTTTGCAGGCCTACCTGCACGTGCTGGACATCGACTCCGGCACCGCCACGGTGGCCGTGCAGCACTCGAACGACGGCGGCACCGACCCATGGGCGAACGTGACCGGCGCGGTGTTCGCCGGAGCCACGGCCGGGGCGACCGCGCAGCGGTTGCAGACAGACCGGGACGAGAGCGTGAAGCGGTGGCTGCGGGTCAACGTCACCGGCACCTTCACCAACCTCACCCTCGCTGTGATGGCCGTGAAGAACCGGGCGGAGGTGCTTTTCTAGATGGCCACGACCTTTCACCGGCCGGTCTTCCGGCCCGAGCCGCTGCGGCAGCCGGGCGCGTACAAGACGTACCAGATCGCCCGGCCGCTGCCCACACACTTCCGCCGGGCATCCTGCGCGGAGGCCGACTGCTCGGCGCGGGCGCGCGGCTGGCGGACCGTCGTGGACGTGGCCACCCAGCTGGGCGCCCGGCAGGCGAACTACATCCGGCTGAAGTCGGGCCGGGCGTTCATCGCCGCGCAGGCCGGCACCCTGGTCACGTTCACATTCCCGCCCGGCCAGGAATGCTTCCGGCAGCATCGGCTGCCGGTGGGCCGGGAGCCGCTGTTCGCCCTGGCCGGCGGTGACTGGCGGGGCAACCCGAACGGCACCCGGCTGGTGGTCTTCCGCGGGCACCGGCAGTTTCTGGACGACTTCGGCGAGCACCAGCAGCGGCTCACCGACCGGATAAAGAGAGGATGACCAATGGCCAAGGAAGCCGGATTCCCCTTCCAGGTTCAACTGGACACGGAGGCCGACGCGCTAACCGACATCTCCAACGATGTCACCAACTTCAATTTCACGACCCCGCGGGCGGTGTTCGACTGGACGGGGGTCGACAAGTCGGCGATGGAACGGGGGCTGGGTTTGGCCGACTTCTCGGCCACCCTGAACGGGATCTTCAACCCGGACCTGTCCCACGACGTGCTCGCGACGGTCGGCACGGGGGTGCTGGTGCGCGACTTCGACCTGACGATCTCCGGCGAGTCACTCGACAATGACGTGCTGGTGACGGACTACGCGTTCACCCGGGCCGCGAACGGGAACATGACCTGGACGGCGCCGCTGGTGCTCGCCGACGGCGAAAATCCTGCGTGGACGTGACGCGATGGGCTACCGGCGGAACCCGAAGACGCTGAAGCTGACCTTCGACGGTGGTGAGATGGCCGGGCTGGAGGTGTCGGTCCGGCGGGCATCCACCGCCACCATGCGGCACATCGTCACCGTGGCCGAGGGTGCCCAGTCGGGCACGCTGGAGGAGCGGGCCCGGCGGGTGCTGGATCTGTGCGACGCGTTCGGCGCGCTGATCTACGAGTGGAACCTCGAGGACGAGCAGGGCAACCCGCTGCCGGCTACCGCCGAGGTCCTGGCCCAGGAGGACGCCTCGTTCACCATCGCCCTGGCGTACGGCTGGATCGATGCGATGGCGGAGCGGGCGCAGCAGCTGCTGGCCCAGTCGGGTCGGGATGAGGAGGTGGAGGCGGCGCTACCGGTGTCCTCGCTCGAGTGACGGCGCCGCGGATCACGAGGAAGCCGACGGCGGCCAGGGTGGCGAGCAGCACGGTGAAGATCGGGCCGAGCAGCACCAGCGCCCCGGCGCCGACGGCCAGACCGGCGGCCAGCAGCCCGGCGCCGAGCAGCACGGTCAACGCGGTTTCGGTAACACGCTCGCGGAGGGGCATGGCCGGACGGTAGCAGCCCGGGATCCCAGGGTGGAACTGGCCGAAGAGAGGAGGTGAGGACGTGCCCAACGAGATCGAGATCACCGTCAAGGGGCGTGACCAGGGCGCCCAGCGGACGATCAGCGAAACCGGTCGGTCGGTGCAGCGGGTCGGGGAGATCGCCCAGGGGATCATCGCCGCCCAGCTGTTCCGGCAGATCGGCCAGGCCGCCTCCGAGTTCCTGGGTCAGGCCCGCGACGCGTCCTCCAACCTCGGCGAGAGCATCAACGCTGTCAATGTCGTGTTCAAGGGCACGTCCGAGGGGATTCACTCGATCGGGGAGACCTCGGCATCGGCGATGGGCCTGTCACAGAACGCGTTCAACGCGGCCGCTGTGCGGTTCTCCAACTTCGCCAAGGTCGTCGCCGGGCCCGGTGGTGATGCGGCCGCCACGATCCGGGACATCACCCAGCGGTCGGCCGACTTCGCCAGCGTGCTCAACCTCGATGTCACCAAGGGCATGGAGCTGTTCCAATCCGGGCTGGCTGGGGAGACCGAGCCGCTGCGCCGCTACGGGATCGACGTGTCGGCGGCGGCGGTGAAGACGTTCGCCTACGCCAACGGGATCGCGGCGGCCGGGGCGGAGCTGACCGAGGCGGAGAAGATCCAGGCCCGCTACGGGCTGATCATGCAGCAGACCGAAGCCATGGCCGGCGACTTCGCCAACACGTCCGACTCGCTGGCCAACAGCCAGCGGATCCTGAACGCCGAGTTTGAGAACGCGCAGGCGATCGTCGGGAACCTGATGGTGCCCGGGCTGCAGGCCATGAACGCGATCCTGATTCCGCTGGTGCAGACCTTCAACGACGCACCCCGGCCGGTCCAGCTGGTGATCGGCGGGCTGGTGCTGCTGGCCGCCGGCGCCATCCAGGTCACCTCCGCGATGGCCCCGATGCTGATCTCGATGAACGCTGCCGGGATCTCCGCCGGTGGTCTGGCCACCCGCGCCCGGGCGGCCGCCCTGTCGATGACCTCGCTGGGGCTGGCGGTGGCGGCCGCCGGCGTCGGGGTGATCGCGTGGGGCAGCTCGGCCCGGCACACCAGCGAGGACGTGGCCGGGCTGACCGAGGATGTTGACCGGTTCGTGCGCACCGGGCAGCAGACCGCCAGCCTGAAGCGGCACTTCGGTGAGGGCGCGGAGGGGGTGGCCGAGTTCGCGGACAAGCTGGACGTGGCCACCGCCGGCTTCTTCTCCTGGTCGAACAACCTGAACCGCAGCTTCGACGAGATCTCCAAGGCGAAGTCCGCGTTCAAGGACCTGGACACGGCGATGGCCGACCTGGTCGACCGGGGCGCGGACTCGGACGAGGTGATGCGCCGGCTGGTCGAGACCTACGACCTGTCCGCCGGGCAGGTGGAGGAGCTGCGCGGTCTACTGCCGAAGTACAGCGAGGCGGCGCAGCGGGCCACCGAACGCACCGGCGACCTGGCCGGGGCGCAGGAAGGGGCCGCTACCGCCACCGGCGCCCACGCCGCCTCGGTGCAGGAGCTGGCGGACACGCTGCGGGCGCAGACCGACCCGGTGTTCGCGTTCACCCGGGCGCAGCAGGATCTGGCCGCCGCGCAGGATGCGGTCACCGAGGCCGTGAAGGACCATGGCAAGAAAAGCCCGGAGTACCGGCGGGCGCTGCAGGATGAGGCCGAGGCCGCGCTGGACGTGCTGGAGGCCGCCGGGAAGCTGGGGGACGAGTTCACCGGCGACTTGTCGGATGCGCAGCGGCAGATGTTGCGTGATGCTGGCTTGTCGGAGGCGGGGGTTGCCGAGCTGGAGCGGATGATGCGGATCGCGAAGCGGCGGGCGGAGGAGCTCGACGGGACCCGGATCCGCATCTACGAGCTGTATCAGCGGACGATCCGGACGATCAACGAGAACATCACCCGCAACTTCGGCCCGTCCGCGCCGCAGGTGTTCGCGCACGGTGGGATCACCGGGGCGCAGGGTGGCGGGCCGCGCGGAGGCCAGGTGCTGGTCGGCGAGCAGGGCCCGGAGCTGGTGGACCTGGCACCCGGGAGCATGGTGCACACGGCGGGTGCGACGCAGGCGCTGCTCGGCGGTGGGCGGGGGCCGGTGGAGATTGTGTTCCGGATCGAGACCGGTGGGCATGAGCTGGACGAGGCGGTCCGCGCCTCGATGCTCCGGACTCTGCGTAACGATCCCGGGTTCCGCGCCGATGTGAAGGTGTCGGTGGTCGGCAATGGCCGGTGAACTGGTCGCGCGGACCGTGGAGCTGTTCTACAGCTCGGCGTGGAATGACATCACGGCGGATTGCCTGAACCGGGATCAGTTCCTGATCCGGCGGGGGGTCGCCGACGAGTCCGGCCAGGCGCGGGCGGGGTCGCTGCGGCTGAGCCTGAACAACGGCCTCAGCAAGGTCAACACGGCCGTGACCAACCGGTACTCCCAGCGCAACCCGGCCTCCGACCTGTATGGGCTGATCGGCTCGAACACGCCGATCAGGGTGAGCGCCGGCCTGGCTGGCGATACGCCGACGGTGCGCACCGTGCAGGAGGTGGTGTCCTGGCCGCCACGCTCGGATGCGTCGGGTAGCGACCTGTGGGTGCCGCTGGAGGCGGCCGGGATCCTGCGGCGGCTGGGGATTCAGGGCTCGCCGGTCGCGGATACGATCACCCGGCTGGCCCAGCTGAACGGGCCGACCGCGTACTGGCCGCTGGACGACCCGGAGGGCTCACGCTCGGCCCGTGGGCTCTACGGCGGTCGGTCGCTGCGCACGGCATCCACCGTTGCGGCACCGTCGTACGGGGCGGGGAGGCTGGCGCCGTGGCTGCCGGCAGGTGCGCGCACCAACGGCCCGACGGCGTCGACCGGGCTGGTCACCGCCTCGGTGGTCGGCGCCACCGCCGGCGGATGGGTGCTCGACTTCGCCTACCGGGCGGCCGACCCGGCGACCTGGGACGGGAACACGCCGCACCTGTTCCGGCCGACGGTCACGACCGAAGACCAGTCGTGGTCGGTGTCCATCGACGCCGTCGGGATCCTGGCCACCATCCTCGGTATCGACACTGACACCGCCGCGGTGGGGAGCCTGCTCGACGGGCAGGTTCACCACGTCCGGCTGTCCGCGGTCGAGGCGGCCGGGAACACCGCCACCCTGACGGTGGACGTGGACGGGGTGCAGGTCATCAGCCTGACCGCCGACATCGGGATGGCCACGATCCCGGCGGCGCACCTGGTGAGCATCACATCGGTGGCCTTCAGCGCCGCGTTGGTGCCGGTGGACTACGGCCAGTTCATCTTGTGGAACACCGCACCCAGCTTGGCGGACGCCTACGCGGCCTACTCCGGCCACGCCGGTGAGGCTGCCGGCCGGCGGGTGGAGCGGCAGTGCGACGAGCAGGACGTCGCGTTCACCAGCACCGGCGACCTGGACGGAACGGCGCTGATGGGTCCGCAGCATCCGGGCGAGTTCCTGGCGGTGCTGGGTGAGTGCGCCAAGGTGGAGGCGGCCGGTTCCCGCGCGCCGATCCTGGTCGAGCAGCGCACCGCGGCCGGGTTGCACTTCAACACGCTGGCCAGCCTCTACCTGCCACGCGCCGCGGACCTGACGCTCGACTTCGAGGAAGGCCAGCTGTCCCCGCCGTTCGACCCGACCCCGGATGACTTCGGGCTGGTCAACGACGCCACCGCGCAGCGCCGCGACGGTGGCGAGGCGCAGGTGGAGGTGGCCGACGGGCCGCGCGGGATCACACGCGCCGGCCGGTACGACCGGGCCGAACGCTTCGACGCGGCGTCCGACCTCCAGCTGGACGACATCGCCGGCTGGTGGGCTCACCACGGCACCTGGGACGAGGACCGCCACCCGGCGCTGCGCGTCAACCTGCGCGGGCTGTCCACCCGCACCGACGGGGCGGCGCTGGTCGCCGCCGCCCAGACGCTGGATCCGCGGGCGCTGGTCGTCATACAGAATGTGCCGCCGTGGGTGGCGTCTGAGGACATCTCCCAGCTGGTGCTCGGCATAACGGAGACGATCCGCACCGAGGAATGGCTGATCGATCTGGGTGCCACGGCGGCCGGTCCGTTCCGGGTCGGCCTCTACGCCGATGATGCTGAGGAGCCGGCCGAGGACGCGCCGATGCGCTACAGCCCGCACGACTCGCGGGTGGAGTCCACCTTCGATGTGGGTACCGACACCGCGTTGTCCGTGGAGGACCAGACCGGCGGCAACGACCTGTGGTCCCAGACCGCCGACTTCCCGTACCTGATCCGGGTTCGCGGGGTGGTGCTGCGGGTCACCGCGGTCGGCGCCCCGACGGGCGCGGTGCAGACCTTGACGGTGGACCAGACCCCGGTCACCGCCGGGGTGACCGGGGTGAGCATCGCCGCGGGTGAACCGGTTGAGCTGGCCGTACCAGCCGAACGTGGACTGTGAAGGGGCTGAGCTATGCCGCAGGCCGGTGACACGATCCGGGCGCTGGACTTTCCCGCCACGCAAGAGGCTGACGTTACGGCCGACGAGACCGGGATCTCCAGCACCACCTACATTCCGGGAGCCAGCACCTGCTCAACTACCTTCCTGGTCGGCACGTCCGGCAAGGTGGAGATCAAGGTCAACGCCCGGTTGCACTCCGATGGCACCAACCGGATCTGGTTGGCATACGAGTTGTACCAGGGGACCTCCGCGGGGGGGACCCTGATCGCCGCCGCCAACGACAACAACGCGGTGGCCACCAAGGTCAGCGGCGCGGAGGAAGGGCAGAGCATCTCCAAGGTGCACACCGGGTTGACCGTTGGCGCCACCCACTTCGTGCGCACCGTCCACCGGGTGGCCGGCGGTAGCGGCGGGTCGTTGACGCACCGGCGCATCATCGTCGGCCCTGTAACCTGACAGGAGGACGCGCTGATGAGCTTCGCACCGCAGACCTTGCTGGACGCCCGGGCCTACCTGCGCCCGCGGACCGGGCTGTCGGATGCGTCGCTGGGCATCGTCGGCAGCACCGGCCACACCTTCGGCTACCACCTCGGCCGGGACCGGCTGGCCACCGACGACTACTCCGCCCGGACCGCCCGGGACCGGGCCGGGCTGACCGACGCCGCCGCCGCCCTGGACGTGGGCAGCTTCCCCCGGCTGCGTGAGCTGACCGCGCACATGGTGGCCGAGGCCCGGGCCGGCCGGCTGAGCGATGTGCGGGAGCTGATCGGGCCCGGGTCCGACGGCCGGGCCTACCGGTGGGACCACCTCGCCGGCTGGTCGCCGGTGCGCCGGGCGGCCGGCGACTCGCATGAGTGGCACCTGCACATCTCCTACTACCGCGACTCGGAGCGGCGTAGCAAGCTCGCGCCGTTCCAACACTTCTTCGAAGGAGACGACATGCCGACAGCCAAGGAGTTCGTGGACGAGCTGCTCGACCGGCTGGTACCCACCGCGGGGCTGGCCGACGACACCCTACCCCCGGCCTGGGGGCGCAAGGTCCACCAACTGCTCGCCTACGCGGCGATGACCTCGGCGCCGCCATCCCGGGCCCGGTTCGCCGCCGACACGTGGGAGCACCCGGCGGCGGCCGAGGTCCGCGCCGGGCTGGCGGCGCTGCTGGCCGCCCACGCCGGCGGTGATGCGGTGGCCGCGGTCGAGCAGGCGGTCGCCGGGCTGACCGCCCGGCTGGACGCGGCCGACACGCAACGGGCCGAGCTGCTGGCCCTGGTGCGGCAGGTCGCCGCCGGCGAGGCGGACGCCGCGGCGGTGGTGGACGAGATCGGCCGGCGGCTGGGTAGCGGAACTGACCTGTGACCATGACCGAACTGGTGCCGCTGCTCGCCGAGGGCGGGATAGTGGGCGGCGCCATCTGGGCCATGATCGTGCTACACCGGGCGGCCGTGGCCGCCCACAAGCAACGCGCCGACGAGTGGCAGGCGGCCTACCGCGCCGAGCGGGCGCTGTCGGCCGAGCAGGCCCGGCAGCTGGCGCACGTGCTGGGTGGCATGTCCAGCGTGGAGGTCACATGAGACTGTGGAGGCAGCGGCAAGCGGAGGACGAGGAGCCGGCGGCACGTGCCCGGCGGGACGCCGAGCGGCGGCTGCGGGAAACCCGCCGGCAGTGGCCGCAGGTGAACCAGGCCCGGGACCAGCTGGCGGCGATCGTGGAACAAGCGCTGCGCGGGGGACGGGCCTGATGCCGCCGGCGCTGCAGCTGATGCTGGCCGCCGAGCCTGCGGCAGTGGCTGGGCACCGAGGACGGCGGCACCTCGCCGGCCTTCTGGGTGACGACCAGTGTGCTGGTCGCCGCCGGGCTGGCGGTCGGGGTGTGGCTGCCGGTCCACCTCGTGCGGGGCTGGCCGTGGGAGAAGCGTCGGAAGCGCGCGCGATAATGGGACCCAAGTAGAGGAGGCAATATGCGGATCAAGATCGTAGCCGCGGTGGCGGCAGGGCTGCTCGCCGTAGCCGG